CATCATTTGCCAGCACATCACTCTTGCGATGCACTTGCTTCATTAAGTCTTGGAAGCTACTTCTCATTACTTCGCCATCTAAGACCATTGGCTCTTTAAAGAAGATAGCGTGTTTAGCAATTTGCTTTTTAATATGCTCAAAGTTTACCAGCTCTTTACCATTGCGAGAATACTGATCGACATTCCCACTTGGATAGACGATAGTAATAACACGAACTCCATCCAACTTAACTTCCACCAGCTTTTTGCCTGAGACTTTGCTTTCATGATTAGCACCATCGTGAGCAAGTTGGCAACTGAATACAGGTACAATATAGTTTCCATTGATTTTTCCGGCTATTTTATTAACGGTTGTTTCACTGGTACCGCAACGTAAATCTTTAATAAGAATACGACGATACCACAAGTTCCACTCTTGCTCGGTTGCGTTCATACGCAGATAGTTGATAGCAGTTTGTGCCGCATTACCAGTTACTTGGCGTGAGCTCAATTGATCTGCTAGTTTCCAAAATGCTTCGCTAGTTATACCCTTGCCATCACCAGACTTTTCTTCTACCTTCTTAACACCAAAGGTAACCATAGCATCATATGCTGCACGAAAGCCGCGGAATAATTCGTCATTGCCTGCTTCAGCTTCACGCTTAATGACAGCTTCTTTAGCTAGTCGACTATTGTCTGCTTCTAGCTCTGCTACAACTTCCCATGGTTTTAACATTCGTTCTCCTACTTAATATAATACTATTATACATTATTGGGATTTATTAGTCTACCGTTTTCTTAATTCTAAAGCTGACTACTAGTAGGTTTTCTGGTGCGTATTTTGCTGCCGCTTTAATCTGGTGCAAATATCTACTATCCCACAGCATAATTCTACCTGGCCTAGGTGCTACTACATTTTCAACATCGCCAATTGGGTAACTACGTGGCTGATCGTCTTCGTACTTGCCTGTATAATCACCTGTGGTAGCATCGTTGCTGTGGAAAAGTGTTTCTCCATATAACTGTGGATGCCATTCTGGATTAGCAAAATATACCATAGTATAATTAGAATCGTCGTCTAAGTAAATGCTATCTCTATGTACTGCTTTTGTTCTTGCTCTAAATTCACGATCCATGCCATCGGCATATACACGCCAACCTACTCCTAGACGACCAGGACTGCCATCTGGTCTAGGTATTGCTTGCACTGGACTTATACCGGTCATGTAGTTCATTCCTTCAGGTACGCCAGCAATACTAAATTTACCGTCAAGTAAAGTGTTATTAATATGTGACCATAACTCCCACACAGGTGGAGCACGTTCTTGTAAACTTTGATCATCCCACGCATAAGGACTACGTAAGGCCGCAGGATACTCTCTAGGGATATGCCAACGGTTTTGTCTAGGATACCAATTGCTATGATTCTGATCATAGTGATTTACGCAGAACTCGCTGTCAAGCAGAAAGTCCCAAACACGTTGTTGGGTTTCTGCAGGTACTGCATTATCAAATACTGTTAAACTGTATGTTCCTGTTTTGTCTATTCTATTCATCTTTTTTAATTGTGTGTGGCTCTAATCCTGTAGCTTCTACACCTTCTTTATACCATGTAGTAACTTCATCCTCGTTTTCTGCTTCGTATTCGGCCATCGATTCACTAATGCCAAACTGTTCATCTAGCTCTTGTGGTAATTCGTTTTGTACATCTTGACTATCCATGCCAGACAAATCATAGTCTGTTACACCACATTCGTCGTAGATACCAGCAAATGCTGACCCAGGCTCGTACCAAGTTGCATAAACGCGGAAACCTTGTTCTTCTAGTTTTTCATAAGCCGCAACAGGTGGCGACCATGCACTATCAAAGTAAGCAACAAGCTCATGATCGTCCCAGGTGTTAATACCTTGCCCGTTGCCCACGTCCCACTTAGTTCCCCAGTTAGCAATACTCCAGTCATACCAAGACTCGAATCCGTGCTTTTCTCGATTTGCTCGTTTGAGTTCTTCAACTGCCCGTTGTTTATCGATATCGGCATAGTGTGTAGTAGTTTCTTCGTTGAGCAAATCCTTGGGTACAGGGATAAACTCTTGTAGGAAATTACCGTTAGCAAAGGCTTCCTTAGCACGAAGAATCATTGCAGGGTCATCGTGTCCCAATGTAATCACATTACCGCACCAGTTAGGCATTATACATTCTCCTGTAATTGATTCCACATATACTTCTGTTCACATTCTTTATAGTAGGCATCACGTGCTTCTTTATCTAAGCACCAGTCGGCCACGGCTTTATAGCTACCTTGAGCTTCACGTGGCGCACACTCGCGAATCCACATAGCTAAAGCCCAGAAGCTTTGTTTATTAGCCATATCTGCATTGTATAAAGCACGTTCAAAGTCATAGGCAAACATAGCTTCTAAGTGTCCGCCAGGTGGCAAACCATCAAACAAGAAACGATTCAATGCGTCGGTTGTTTGCTCAGAGAAACGCATACCCATATACCTAAGGTTGTCATAAACTTCCCTTTCAAAGTTAAGTTTAATACGATCCATTAAGCTGGTACCTTCGCTAATTCTTCGTGCAATGGCTTAAAGTCTTCTTGATATTGTTTAACATACCATACACCGTTGTCAAACAAATAGAAAAGCTCAGCACCGGAACCGTCGTAGTAGTCTACAAACTCAGCTTCACCATCGAAACTATGGAACGAAGCATCTTCGCCACGATCGCGACTGTAAAAAATACATTGTGGTGCGGCATGGGTATCGCCAAACTTAATATATTCGTCATCAGACCAACGATGACCAAAGTCAACTCGCTCGCCTACACTAGCACCTAAGCTACTGACATCGCCCATTGAGATCAGCTTGTTTACGTCAACGGAGTTACTGTAAAACTCTTGTAGGATAGCACCGTTGTGCTCGAGGTAGCCGTCCCAGTGGCAATAGATTGCTTTAATGCGATCACCGTGTTTGATACCAATTGCTGAACGTGTTGCCATTATGCTTTCTCCTCTACTGATTTAACATGCTTACATTCACCACGGAATGTAAAACCTGGACATGTACATTTTAACATATTGTCTATTTTCTGGACAATATAGGTATCACCTTTGCTACCAGTGAACTCCCACTTTTCACTTTTAACTTCGTCTAGGTCAATTTCGCCTAGCTCTCGAACTTCTTGAAAAGTTCTACGACGTGCATCAAAGCGATACGAACTTTTCATTACAGTAACTTCTTCGGTACCTGCTTTAATGTAACCGTACATTTTACTCTTGTCTGTTGACAGTAAGTAAATGTGATTGGGCGTAGGGCTTGCCCAATCCTCGGTAGTTTCTTTGTAGAACTTCATTAGTCTAAGCGGCTACCAGCATAAGCACGGAAACCATACTTTTCAAATACCTTTGCGGCCGCTTCTGCTCCGGCTTCAAGGGTGTCAATATTTTGCACACCCATTTCTGATGGGTTCCAGATTTGATAACTACCAGTGTAGCTCTTACGAACACCTGCGGCTTTAAATGCTTTACCGAGACGAGTATTACCCTTAATACCGTAGATGTCGACCCAGGCAAAACCACATGAATATTTGTCAACTCCGCCTAACTTCTCTTGGAAGAATTTTTGAGCGGCTTCGCGAGCGGCCTGTTTGGCTTCGTTTACGATTGTATTAACTTGAATGATGTTGTTGATTTCTGTAGTCATTTTAGCTCCGTTTTTTAACTGTATGTAACATTATAGCATTTTGGCAATTTTGGGTCTACCAAAATCAAAAATGTGGATCCAGATATTCGTGTACACCGGGCATTAGGTAACAGTATTTGCAACCAGTTTCTGTGTAATACACACGACCGTCGCCAGCAACCTTTTGAGTATACTTACGACCAGAATCAGTGAAAATAAAACGCTTAGTGATACGAGTAATTGTACCGTCAAAGTAACGATCGCCACCAATACCGTAACTTACTTTATCACCAATTTGATATTGTACTGTAGTCATTGTCTGCTCCTTATTAATCACTATACAAGTATTATAGCATTTTGGCCTTTTTGGATCAACCAAAATTTTGGCGGTAAAAAAGCCCCAAAAACGGGGCTAAAAAGTGTGGTTTTTTCGCAACAGTTTATTCAATATTTTTGGACACATTCCTTAATAATTTTAAAGCACGGTCTTGTGTAATATAAAGTTCTGCCATTGTGCCGCCAGGCCCTACAATTTCGCTAGAACTGAATTTTTCTTTGTATTTTGGATTTGATAAAGCTGAGTTTACTACTGTGTTAATTTCGCTAATAATCTTTGAATCTACACCAGCTGGTGCGTACAACCCGTACCAAATGTTTAGGTTAAGTTCTGGGTGCAGTTTTGACAATACTGTTGTTTTGAATCCAGGTTCAGTTTTGTGTACTAGTGTTTCGCCTTCGCGTGTCAAGGTAGCAATAATTTTAACCTTACCGGCTTGCCATGGACCTTTCATTGAAACATAAGTATCAAATCCCATGTCAAGGTTGCCGCCCATTAGGTCGCCCATTTGTGGTGCTGAACCCTTGTAGTTGATAATAGTTGGTTCTGGTAATCCTTCTAGCTTGGCCCATAATTTAAATAAATTGCCAGTATAGATATTCCAAAAACCTACGTTGAACTTTTTAGGATTTTTCTTTACATATTCTTTTAACTCCGCATACGTGTTAATAGGACTATTAGGCGGAACAGCAAGAACTAGTGTACTGACTCCCATTGGCACTACTGGAGTAAAACTTGTTTCTGTGTATTCGATACCTTCGGCCTTTTTCTTAAATGCTATGTTGCTGTCTAAGAATCCATTGCCGCCCATATAAAATGTATAGCCGTCTGGTGAGGCCTTGGCAGCATAATTAGCACCAATGACTGTGTCGGCACCAGGTTTGTTTACTACTACACTACGCCACCCACGATCAGCAAATATTTCTTCAATTACACGAGCAACTTTGTCGCTAGCACCACCAGGTGGATACGGGCAAACAATTTCTATAGTTTTCTTAGTTGGATCCCAATCGGCGTGTGCCGCCAGAGATGCCACTGTTAGTAATACAAATAATAATTTCTTTAACATACGTTTTCCTTTAATGATTATACTGGGTATATGATGGCACTATTAATTAAGTTAGTGTCATATACAACTGTTCTTGATTTCAACTTTAATTTGCTATCAACCAATTCAAATTGGTCATAGTATTGTCCTGCTAGATGTAACTTACTTGGTTCTTCTACTAGTGTTTCTATTAGAATAAAATTAGATCTTGCCTGCAATCCTTCTATTACTTTTACATTTGAATTCATGTGCATGG